TTTTTGGTGTGTCAAAGCTTTCTGGCGATTTGCTTACTCAGGAATATGGGAGATACTTTGGATTAAAGACTGGGGTGTTTCGGTGTGGTTGTATTACGGGCCGCAAACATTCAGGCGTTGAGCTTCATGGGTTTTTATCTTATTTGGTGCGTTGTAAGAAAGAGAAAAGGAGATATAAAGTTTATGGGTATAAAGGAAAACAGGTCCGCGACAATATTCATGCTTATGATTTGGTTAATGCCTTTAATTGTTTCATTGCCAATCCCAGACAAGGTGAAGTTTATAACATGGGCGGCGGTCGCTATAGTAACGTGTCCGTTTTGGAAGCATTGGAACGGCTTAAAGTGAAATATGACTATATAGACCAACCGCGCAAAGGGGATCATAAATGGTACATTTCAGATGTTTCAAAATTTAGAAGTCATTATCCAAAATGGGAATACACTTATAACATGGATAAGATAATCGAGAATCTTTTGTGATTAAATTTTGGAATAAATTGTATTTTTTATATATGAAATTTGCAGTTAAAAGATTGGATTTAGAACAATTATATAAGATGAGAGAATTTGGCTATAAAGTTTCAACCACAAAAATAAATTTTGAAGGAATAAAAATAATTGAAGAAGAAATCGAAAAAAGGCAACAGAAATGAAATATTTATTTCCTCTTAATCCATATAATCAGCAGCGACAATTCCAGAAGCCAGCGTGGGTTTATCCATGTCATTTGGCGGCGTATGCTACGTATTTGAGGAATGAGGGGCATGAGGTTATTTGGGGGAATTTTTATAATAATGAATTATATGGTGAGTATAAAGGAGTAACAATTGTTCAAGAAATTAGAGATGTTACATACAAATCGATAGAAAATGATACTCAAATTGATGTGCCTTTTGAAAAACTTCCTTTTCCAGACCGGGAATTTACAGATGCTAAAAATCCGAGATGGCAGACTTACGGAAATTATAAGTTTCATCCTGCCACACACATGATGGCATCAAATCTTTGCTGGTGGGGGAAATGCACATTTTGCATTGATACAGCAAAGCTTGAAGGAGGGGAAAAACGCGGTGTTCGGCGAGTTGGCCACGTGATTGAGGAAATAGATGATCTTATTCGTTTGGGATTTAAAGAAGTATTTGATGATTCGGGCACCTTCCCAATGGCGAAATGGCTTGAAGAATTTTGCAGTGCAATGATTGCCAGTAAAAGAAATAAGAAAATTGTGTTTGGCTGTAATCTTAAACCAATCAAGGCAGATTTTAAAATGATGAAACAGGCAGGCTTTCGATTTGTGCTTGTGGGAGTTGAATCCGCAAATCAGGAAACGCTGGATAGGATAAAGAAAGGCCAGAAAGCGGATGAAGCGATTGAAGTTTTAAAGGCGATGAACGATGCTGGGCTTGAAGTGCATTTGACTTCGATGTTTGGATACCCATGGGAATCTCATGCTGATGCGATGAGAACTGTGAACCTGATTCACTTCCTTCTTAAAAAGGGATACGTGAAAACCGCGCAAGCCTCAGTGTATATGCCACCGCGCACTGCTCCGGACGCAAACTCTCCGAACCAGAAATATGTACAGATGGTTTACGACGTTTACAAGAATCCCGTGTACTGGTTCCGGAAGCTTAGGGACATTAAACGCATTGAAGATTTAACTTATTTACTTAAACGGATTCCACTAATCAAAAAGGCGGAATAAATGTTTGGACAACAGCCAAGAATAGAAATTATTTTTAAACATGGGGATAGAGTTAAAAGCGAATTTGGACGAAAGGGAACAGTTGTAGATTGTTTTGGTCCATCTTTTTATCCGCATCCCGTAGGATGTAAGAATTGGCGGATCAAATTTGATGATGGTGAATATGACACTTACTGTACTGAGGATTTATCATTATTAAATGATGAGGGAAAAAATGTTTGAAAAAATAGCATGGATTTGTATTGTTAATTTGGCGCTTTATCTTAAAACTTTACGCTTTAAGTTTGTTTCCGATGATTTCTCGGTATGGCAAAATCCACCCGCATTTAAGAATGAATGGCATAAACGATGGCTTCAGTTCACCGGCGCATTAAAATTGCTTGAGCCTTCCGTTTATTTTTACAAAGAAAAGGGAAAATGGAAATATACGGTTATTAAAACTGAGGAATTTGAGCATTTGCTTGCGCTTCTTTTGCATATTTGTATTGGAATAAGCATTTATTTTGCATTTGGAAAGAATCAAGTATCGTTTATTGCCGCCCTTCTTTACTCTACAAACCCTGTAAATAATCAAGGAACGATTTGGCCGGGGGGTAGGGGATACGCTCTTTCAATCTTAAGCCTATTACTTTCGATCAGTATTCCTTTCCTGTCTCCGGCCCTCCTTTATTTTTGTTCATGGTATCCGGCAGGATTCTTTGCACCTTTAAGTTTGATTGGGTCAACGCATTGGATGTTGCTTGGCTGGATACCCCTTATTTGGATATTACAACGCAAGAAATATTCGACCGCGATTAAACAGAAAGATTCAAACGAATCGTTTACGGAAGATAAAATTATTCATCCGCGCAAACTGATTTTGGCAATTAAAACATTTGGATTTTATTTGACGCTTTGTCTTATTCCGTTCCGGATCACGTTTTATCATAATTTCTTGCAGTCTTGTGCCGGATCTTTAAAGCACAAAGCCTATACATTTTGCAGATATTTTTGGATAGGGGCCATTTCAATTACCCTAATGATTGTGTGCGCAATCATGGTTCCTTGTTGGAACCCGTTGATTTGGTCCCTATTTGCTTTTTTGTTTACCATTCTTCCGTTTTGTAATTTCAGGCGCGCAAACCAAGAAATTGCAGAACGCTTCGCCGCGCTTCCAAATGTGTTTTTAATGTACGGACTTGCGCAAGTCATTGCCCCATATAGTGTTATAGTTACCTCATTTTTAATCTTTTATATGACCAGAACTTTTTACACGCTTTCGATGTATAAGGATGAATATTTTATTACTGAACTTGCTGTGATTGAAGATCCGCACGCGTGGTGGGCTTGGCATTGCCGTGCAATGAAACGATGGGATACTCAGAGTTACATGGAAGCATTAATTTTATGGACAATGGCCAAGCTTATTTCCCCTAAAGAATTTAAGGTTTTAATGAATCTTGCAAGCTGTTTAAGGCTCTTAAAGAACGATAAAGAAGCAGACCATTTTCTTAAACTTGCCGAGGAGAATATAGTGGCCGGCCAGGAAAAAGAAGCCATGGAATTTATCACTGCCCACCGAAAAGGGAAATTGCCCATCTTGCTTTGATCCTATCAGATGTTATATTTTTTGTATGAACATCCGCATGCAAAAATATAAAGCAAATCGTCTTAAAGGAATGAATCAATACAATGCTGCGCGTGCTGCAGGCTATTCTGAAAGTATGGCTAGAGTGGCATGTCGAATTGAAAAATCTGTGAAAGTCAGCATTACCGATGCTTTGGAGCGCGCTGGAATCACACCGGAATATAGAGCCGCTGAACTTGTAAAACTCACTCAAGCCAATAAAGTTATTTCCTGCAATGTAATTGCTTCTGACGGCGAAGGCATGAAAGATGCCAATTCAATGACCAAAGATTTTATTGATGTTCCGGATAATGCTGTGCGTTTGAATGCGCATAAACATATTGCTGAATTAATGGGTGATGTTAAATCTAAAGTGGAACATGAAGTTTCTGGGAAAGTTACCTTTGTTGAAATGAAAGAAATTGAACTTAACGGCAAACCTCTAAGGTATAAAATTGGACAAACTCAAGATTCCGGACTTGTTGGAAATCCCGGACAAGATATATCCCGTAATTGAGAAGCTTGATGATTACAGGTATTTTCTTTTAGAAGGTGGCCGCGGCGGTGGGAAATCTCAGTCTATTGGCAGATTCATTCTTTATTTGTGTTCGCTTTATAAGCTGCGTGTAGTTTGCGGCCGTGAAATTCAAAATAGTATTACCGAATCCGTTTATTCACTCCTGTCTGATTTAATCCGCACCAAAAATTATAACTTTGAAATTCAATCATCCAAAATTGTTCACAATAAAACGGGATCAACCATTAATTTTCGTGGATTTAGAGAACAAGGTTCATTCAACATTCAGGGAATGGAAGGCATTGATATTGTTTGGATTGATGAAGCGCAAGCATTAACGAAACAAACCCTTGATGTGTTGATCCCCACTATTCGTAAAGACAATGCCAAAATTTTCTTTACCATGAACCGGCATGTTGAGAATGATCCAGCCTTTTCAACATTTGTGAAACGCGATGATTGTTTACACATTAAAATCAATTACTTTGAAAATCCATTCTGTACGATTGCTTTAAAAAAAGAAGCTGAGGAATGTAAGAAAATAAGCGAGAAAGATTACAACCATATTTGGCTTGGGGAACCGCTCGATCAAGGCGAAGATTGTGTTTATTCGCAAAGTGAGCTTGCACACGCCAAAACAAACCATTATCCGCTTAGGGATGGATACGGTATTCGTGTGGCCGGTTTTGACATTGCTCGTTATGGGGATGATAAATGCGCAGTGGTAATCTTGCAACAAATGGGCGCGCTTCACTGGGAAGCGATTCATGTGGATGAATGGGACAAGAAAGATTTGAATTATACGACCGGGCGAATTTTAATGACCACTAATGAACATGCTGTAAATAAAGCCATTATTGATATTGACGGATTAGGAGCAGGCCCTTTTGACACACTTACAAAGGGACGCGGGATCGAGATGTTTACAGGTTTTAGAAATCCGGTAATTGGATATGCGGATAATAAAGAGTTTGCAAATCCGCGCACAATCAACGCTTATAGATTAAAAGATTTACTCATGAAAGGGCATTTGTGTTTGCCAGATGATAAAGTGATTTCAGAATGCATGACAATTAAATATACGTTTGATCAAAATCAACGCCGGATTTTAGTTTCAAAAGACAAGATGCGAAAAGATGGTTTTAAGAGTCCAAACCTTTTTGATGCTCTGATCATGGCCATTAGTTTGATTGGCACAGTGAAGCAGGAACAATTAGTTCAGTACAGACCAAAAGTAAGTCAATATTCACAAGATGAATCACTCTTTAAAATAGCGGGGATAAAATGAGAAAATATTTATATCATAAACAGGTTGAACGGAAACGGAATTTTGTGGGGACGCTTGCTGCGATCGGCGCTGCGATTGGAGGAGCATTAACTGCTGGAAGTGCGGCGGGTGCTGCGGCGGGTGCTGTAATTGGTTCAACCGCAGGCGTTATAGCTACAGGGGCCTCAATTGCTACGGGAGTTGTAGGTGTCACTAAACTTGCGTCTGGTTCAAAAGGATCTAAAGGTGGCGCAGGAGATAATTCTCCTTTGCCATTACCTCAAACTCCCACTGTGGACGCAGCAAGCACAAAAGCGGCGGATGTTGTCTCTAAAAAAAGAGCCGGAATGGCGGCTTCTGATTCTGTTTACACTTCACCGCTTGGAATTGCTGGCCAAGCGCAAGTGGCACGTAAAACATTGACAGGCCAATAATGTTTTCGGTTGAAGAATATTCAGAGCAGTATCACGACGATATTGTTCAAATCGTTAAGAATTTCCACGAAGAAGCAGTTCATGAATACGACCCTTCATTTGATCCTGATGTGGTGGCCAAAACAATTGCGCGGCAGAAAGACATGAACAACGCATTTCTTTTAATCGTAGATGGAAAATGCCAGGGCCTCATTGCCGGTGCAGAGATTGAACAGATATTTGGAACCACTCGAATTTATCAAGAACAGATTTGGTATGTGAATAAAGAGTTTCGAAGATACGGCATATTTCTATTGAGAACCGTGGAGCGCATCTTGCAATCTCGCGGAGTGACTATTATTCTTATGGGAGTATTAGAAAATTCAAAAACTGGGAAGATCAAGCAATTTTACGAAATGATCGGATATAAATTATTCCAATCTTCTTACATAAAAAAAATATGAGTATTCCTAATCCTTTTTTTAATCCTTTTCTTTTTAAGTCTTATTTAGCTTCATACATAAAATACATAAAGGCTTTACCATGCAAATTCAAGAAAAAGAAACAAAATCAGTCTCTGCCCCGCGTGTTGACCAGCTGATTGAGCAGTACCAGCAAGGTCTTGGGGGTCGTAAGAATTTCGAAAGTTATTGGCAATCCCTTCACGATTATTTTTACATCGAAGCCCAAGATGTAAATAAGACTTACGCTTCAGGTAATGAACTTGACCCCTCTTATCTTTGGGATTCCACCACATTAGAATCTGCTGACGTATTTGCTTCCGGGTTCATGAATTATCTGACTCCTCCCACTTCAAAATGGTTCAGATTACGGCATAAAGATCCAAAACTCGCTGACAATAAAGCGGTAGGTAATTTCTTAGAAGATGTGGCCGCTGAGGTCAATTCCACGATTAACCGCTCGAATTTCTATGACCAGATGTTTCCGAGCTATAAATCAAGCGGTGTATTTGGAACTAGCCTTATTTTTGAAGAAGAAGATATTTACGATGATGCGCGGTTTTACAATATGCCGCTCAAACAAGTAGTGATTGTAGAAGATGCAAAAGGCAGGGCCAGGGAATATTACATCGAGTTTGAATATACCGCATTACAAGCCGCAACAAGATGGGGTGAAGATAAACTTTCCAGTGAACTCCAAGAAGAATTAAAAGGCCGAAGTTCGGACAAAAAACACAAATTTTTGCTTTATATCGGTAAACGGGAAATGCGCGAAATCCAAAAATCAGACGCAAAGAATATGCCGATTGAAGCGGTGTGGATTGATTTAAAAGGCCGAATGACGATGGAAGAAGGCGGCTACAACGAATTTCCCGCTATGGTTCACCGATTTGATAAACGGCCTACGATTGTGTGGGGATTTAGCCCGGCCATGAAAGCATTACCATTTGCACGGATTTTAAACACAATCGCAAAAACAAATCTCAGAAGTATGATGAAACACACTGACCCCGCAATTGCAGTTCCGGACAATGCATTTATTGCGCCCTTCAACATGAATCCACGCGCAGTTAACGCGTACCGGAAAGATATGATGAGCGGAAAAGACATCTTTGCATTTGGAAATTTCGGAGATCCGCAAGTGGGCCTAAACGCAATTGAGCTTTATTCTCATAAAGTTAAAGCGCTCATGTACAACGATATTTTTCTTGCCTTTAATAACATTTCAAAAGAAATGAACAATCCCGAAGTCATGGAACGAATTAACGAAAAAATGACCATGCTCGGACCTGCCGTGGGCAGATATTTGGCTGAGGTACTAAACCCAATAGTCCAGCGCACGATAGGCATCCTTTGGCGCAAAGGAAGGTTACCTCAGCCACCAGATGAACTGAGATCTAATCCTGAATATGAGATTGATTTTGTTGGGACGCTTGCGCAGGCACAACGTCGTTCTGAACTAAACACGCTTATTACCGGGCTTGGAATGGTTGGTCAAATGGCCCAATACTCACCGGACGTTCTTGACAAAATTAATCCAGATAAAGTGGTGGATGAAGTTTGGAGTATTACAGGGGCTCCAATTCATACCTTGCGAGATGATTCGGAGATTTCGAAGATTCGTGAAGGCCGTGCTCAAAACGCTGCGAAACAGGCGCAAATGCAACAAATTATTGCTGGTGCATCAGCGGCTAAAGATGCTGGCGCAGCAACTGCTGGCTTTGCAAAAGCCGGACAAACGAATAAATGATTGATTTAAGACGGCTTGATCAAATTAAGAATGTTCAGGCTGTGCTCCGAACAACATTTGGATCTGATTCCGGAAAAGAAGTGATGCGGTTCCTCGAACAGATTTGCGGATGGTTTGATTTTAATGAAACAGATAAAGACGCGATATTAATTGCGCATGGAAAAAGACAAGTTTTAGCAACGCTTAAAACCTTACTTGAATATAAACCTGAAGAAATAATGGCAATCGCCAAACAAAAGGAGCTTTAAAATGTCGGATAATCCAGCACCCACAACGACTGTGGATAATACTGCGACCCAAACGCAAGCAGCACCAGCTTCAACCCCTGCAGCTACGCCCGATTCGTTTAGTTGGAAGAATCAGTTAGCGCCTGACTTTGCAAATAGTCCAACGATGCAGAAATTCTCTGATGATAAATCAGGGTTTAACGAAGCCGTTAAAAGCCATTTGTCTCTTGAACAGCTTTTAGGGCATGAGAAAGTTCCAGTTCCAAAAGGTCCGGAAGATACCGAAGGTTGGAACCGGTTTGCAAAAGCAATGGGTGTTCCTGATAAAGCAGATGGTTACGCGCTTCCCGATGCTCAAGTTCCGGACAACATGAAAGCGTTGCAATTTAATAAACAAGAGTTTGCTGAAATGGCGCACGCTCTTAAATTTACTCCGGGCCAAACAAAAGCTTTGTGGGACACATATACCGCAAAAGCTATGGATTCATACGGAAAAGCTTTGAAAGCACATGAAGCAAAAATGACCGATGTGGTTAATCGCTTACGTGGTGAATGGGGAGATTCCTATGATACCAATGTAGAACTTGGACAAATGGTGATTAATAAGTTTTCAGGAGATAAAGAAACTAACGATTTCGTGACTTCTGTTTTATCTCAAGATCCACGCGGAATTAAATTCCTGAAAGCATTAGGCGATCAATTCGCTGAAAATAGATTACCTGAATTTTCAATTAAACGCTTTTCGCTGAGTCCCGATCAAGCGCAAGCTGAAATTGATGAAATTGTTAATGATCCAAATCATCCATATAACAATGATAAAGCAAGTCCGGCTGAACGCCAGAAAGCCATTGATTATGTGAATGGTTTGTATGCAGCAAAGAACAAAGCAAGAGGATAAGCTTTCAGCCCCTTTTGATTTGTAAGAAGTAGCGGACAAGCCTATACAGCCCCGCAAAAACTGAAAGCGTAAGATGCGACCCTCTATAGGAGGACAATCAATTCCCAAGCGAATTAATTGATTGTTCAACTTAAAGTAAAAAGAGAGGGCCATCATGGCTGATACACAAAATACAGTATACGCCCAAGCGTATGCGCGTAACGTAATGCAACTTGCGCAGCAGAAATATTCAAAGCTGATGCCTATTTGCTACGTGAAACCAAACGTAACGGCAAAAGTTTTCTACCAAGACCAAATCGGACAATGGTCGATGTCTGCAAAAGCAGGTCGAAATGTCCAAACCCCGAATAACGATCCAAACTTAGCCCGTCGTATGGCAACGATGGTTGATTATCACGATGCACGTTTGCTTGACCGTGGTGATGAACTTCGTATGTTATCTGACCCGCGTTCTGCTTATACGATCGCTGCAGCTTCTTCGCTTGGCCGCCAGATTGACCAAGTGATCGCTTCTGCAATTGTCGGAACAGCAAATTACGGTGAAACTGGATCTTCAACGGTAACACTCGGAACAGATCTTATTTCCGGTATTTCCCATATCGCAGGAACGCCTTCAACGCTGACCCTTGCGCGTTTGACGCTGGCAAAACAAATCCTGGATTTGGAAGATGTTGAAAATGAAGATCGTTTTATTGTCATCAGCCCGTATGGTTTACAGCAATTGCTGAATACCACGCAGATCACCAATGCTGATTACAACAGTGTTAAAACACTCGTTCAAGGCCAGATTGATACCTTCCTTGGATTTAAATTCATCGTATCAAATCAGCTTTCAACTTCCGGAACCACAACCACATGCTTTGCAATGCAGCGTTACGGTATTGCTTTGGCAATGAGTGCGGAACCAATGGTTAGAACTGATGAACGTAATGATTTGAGCTATTCATGGCAAGTTTATTATGAATTAAACATCGGCGCAGTTCGTTTGGAAGAAAAACGGGTTGTAAAACTCGATGTGAATACAGCGTAGTCATTATTTTAATCATACTCTCTAAAGGAGAATTTTATGGCAACTTCAGCAATTAATGCAGCAAACGTAACAAAATATGCGGCAGGTGGAAGCGGGGACAATTACATTCCAGATGGCTATATTAAGACAGTCGAAAAAGTCTGGCTTGATAATTACACCATCGCTTTTACTGGTACAAACGCAACAATAACGATTGCAACACTTTCCCCAAACAAGAAATTGACGGGGATTGATATTTTAATCGTTACTTCAGTGACTCAATCAAGTGGAACAGTTGGACTTGGCTGGGCAAGTGAAGCTGATGCGGCCGCATGGGGATCAATAATGACCGAAACAAACATTACTCACAACAACACGGTAACGACAATTTCATTACCGTTTGGAATTATTAACAATCTTAATTCAGCAAATGGCTTTATTAAGATTGGTGGGTATCAGGCTGTTGCGGCCGGAACTCAGGTTTCAATTGCGCTTAAATTAAACAATTGGACCATGACAACGGGAACCATTAAATCCTCAGTGCGTTACACATAATTTAAATATTATTTGGCGGTGGGTAACTGCCCCCATTTTCTCTAAAGGAGATTTATATGTCCGTTACATCAACAGTATCAACATCATCGGCAAATTTAACTAAATATTATGCGGGTGGATCAGGAGATAACTATATTCCTGACGGTTATATCAAGACAGTTGAAAAGATTTGGATGGATAGCTACACAATAGCTTTCACCAATACCAATACAACTATCCAGATTGCCGAACTTCCCCCAAATAAGAAAATCGTTAGTATCAATGTTGAAATCGCTACTAGCACTTCGCAATCCAGTGGAACGGTTAGTATTGGGTATTCAGTTGATGCTACTGATTGTTTAGCGACTACAGGAGTTTCTAATTTCTTAGCCCCAACGACTTTGACTCACAATCTTACTCGGACAAGTATTGCACTTCCCGGGCCAGGTTTGATTCAATCCCCAACGTCCACAAGTACAACTGTGGCAGTGGGCGTGCTTGGAGGCTTTGAAGGAGTAACAGCTGGAACGCAAACAACAATAGCAATTAAGTTAAATAATTGGACGATGACAACCGGTACTATTAAAACAGTAGTTCGTTATACATAATAAATTGGGGCAGGGGAAACTCTGCCCCTTTTTTTAAGGTGAATTATGTCCACATATTCAACTCTTTCAATTCTAAATAATGCGCTTACACTATGCGGCGCATCTCCGGTTACTTCTTTAACTGAAGATAGCGTGAATGCTCGCGCCTTAAATGCGGTATTTGAAATTGCACGAAAAGATATTCTTGCTGAATGCAAATGGAACTTTTCAACCACTCGCTCCACTCTTTCAACTGTTGCGAGTACAACAATTGCATGGTTTTATACGGAAGAAGCATACGTTTATTCACGGCCCACGGACGCGCTAAGGATTTGGGAAGTAAGCAATCAATGTTCTATTTGGCGCGAAGAAGGCGATTATATTGTTTCCGATACTGCCGGTCTTGGAGTTAAATACACCTGGGATCAAACCGATGTTTCCAAATTCCCGTCTTATTTCGTATCCGCCTTTATTGATAAACTTTGTTCAGACATTTGTTTCACTATTTTAAATTCAGTTCCAAAAGCAGAATCTTTCTTGGCTAAATACCTGAAAGTTTCATTACCAAAAGCAAAATCTGAAAATTCGCAAATTGGAACACAACAACAGGTTAGGGATGATGATTGGGTGGGGACTAAATTTGCAAATGGAAACCCTGCGCGTTCCTATAGTTAAAGATGCCCAAAGTAGATATTATTCAGACAAGTTTTGCTGGTGGAGAATTTGGGCCATCTCTTTATGGACGAAGTGATATTGCTCAGTATGCTAATGCGTGCGCAATTGTAGAAAATTTTATCCCACGTTCTTATGGCCCAGCTATTTCAACTCCTGGAACAAGATATGTTGCAACGGTCAGTGATTCCACTTTAAGAACCCGTATTATCCCGTTTATTTTTAATAAAGCGGATTCTTACATTATTGAAATGGGGGATATGTACATGCGGTTTTTCACAAACCGCGGCCAGGTGGTTACCAAAACTGGAACTGAAGATTTGTCTGCGTTTAGTGCTAATTTAAAAGCGCATTGGAAATGTAATGATAATACCAATTCCACCACTGTTTTAGATGCGACAGCCTCACACAATGGGACAGCTTCCACTCTTACCCAATCATTAAGCACAACCGCAATCGTCACAAATGGTTTTAATTTAAATGGCCGGTATCACATTTCTGTTGCTGATCACGCTGATTTCACGCGCACAGCTTCTTCTCAGCCAATGACAATTGCAGGCTGGTTTTATTATGATAAAAATGGCGCGGATCAATGTTTATTTTCAAAGTCAGGGGAATATGAACTATCCATAAACTCCTCTGATGAAATGTCTTTTATCACACAATCAGGGACAGGGGATGTGAAACTCCTTCTTCATTGCGATGGGGCCGACGCATCAACAACATTCACTGATTCTTCACCGTCCTCAAATACTGTTACTGCAAATGGAAATGCTCAAATTGATACTGCTGATTATGTTTTTGGAACTGGATCTGGGCTTTTTGATGGATCTGGAGATTATCTCAGCATTCCAGATAGTGCTGATTGGAATTTCGGAACCGGGGATTTTACGATTGATTGCCGCGTTAAATTTAATTCCTTATCAGACGGGGATTGTATTGTCGCGCAGTTTCAGGACGGCTCCCATTACTGGCAGTTAATTTATGATAGTGGAAATTTAAAATTTCAATCTGAAAATGGATCTGGATTTACACACAATATTGCGAATGCCTGGACTCCTTCAACTGGTGTTTGGTATCACATTGCATTAGTAAGTTCTTCCAATAACTTTATGATGTTTATAAATGGGATGCAAATTGGATCAACTTCTTTAAATGCAAGCGGAATTGCTGATTTCGCGGGATCTCTTTATATTGCTTACAACGGAACAATTGCCGGCAGCGCGCTTGATGGCTGGATTGATGAATTTCGGATCATCAAAGGAACAGCGGTTTGGACAAGTAATTTCGCGCCTTCAGATACACCCTATCAAAGCGCAGTAACAAACTCATGGAAAGTAAATGATAACATTCCAAAAGGCTGGAATTTTGTTGCAGTTGTTTTTAAAGGAACCGGCGCTTCAAGTTCTGATTTCAAAATCTATATTGATGGCGTGTTAAAAAATCTTACTTTTACGTCTGATCCAAGTTTTGTCAAAATGTCTGATACTTCATCTTCTTTTAGGATCGGAACAACTTCTTCGGCCGGCGCAAAAAACTGGAAAAGTAAAATTGATGATATTGCTTTTATTCATCAGGAATTAACTGCAGCTAACATATTGTCTTTATATTCCACTTCTGCTTATCAGATAACCACTGTTTTTACAGAAAGCGAAATCTTTGATGTTCAGTTCTCCCAATTAAATGATGTGGTTTATCTTTCTCATCCAAATCATCCACCCCAAAAATTAATCAGAACTTCTTCTAATGAATGGTCAATAGCAAACTTTGCATTTAAAGGCGGCCCGTTTTTAGATGATAATAAAGATACCACGATCACGATCACACCATCGGCAACCACTGGCACAATTAATATTACAGTAAGTCCCACGACCACCAGCCTTTTTACTTTATCAACAGGAACATTAGGCCATGTTAATTCATACTGGAAAATTGGAGGGCTTGCGCAAACAAACGCAACCACCGGGCTTCAGGAAGAAGGATATGTTCAAATTACAAATGTGGTTAATTCTTATACGGCCACAGCCACAGTAATTAAGAATTTAAAGGCAACGACAGCTACAAGCACATGGGCTGAAGGCGCGTGGAGCGCTGTCAGAGGTTATCCTGCGCGCATTACACTTCACGAACGCAGGCTTTGGTTTGCGCGAACTGATTATGAACCTCAAAAAATTTGGGGATCAAAAACATTTGTCTTTGATGATTATTCGCTTGATACACAAGCGGATGATGATGGGCTCAATTTAGCTCTTGCCTCAAATGAGTCAAATGAAATCCAATGGCTTGCTTCAGGGAAATCTTTAATTGCAGGAACATTTGGTGGCGCATTTGTGATTAATTCAAAATCAACTGATCCTATCACCCCTAATAATGCCAATGCTTCGGAAGAAGTAGGATATGGCCCTGCTTCTATTATGCCTAAAAGAATTGGGAATTTTATTTATTATCTCGAAAGATTTGCAAAAAAAATTAGAGAAATGTTTTATTTCTGGGATCTTGATACGTACAAAGCAATAGACCGCACGATTCTTTCTCCTCATATTCTTGGGGACGGGGTTGTTGATATGGACGCGGCTAAAAATCCAGAAACCATTATTTATTGCGTCTTAACAAGCGGAACACTTGCAACACTTACCCGGGAAGTGGATCAAGAAATGACGGCCTGGGCGCGCCAAACCACAAATGGAACCTATTCTTCAATCGCAATTATCCCTTCTCAAACCGCTGAATATGATGAAGCGTGGGTGATTGTGGAAAGATGGGTTGGTGGAAATCAGAAAAGATATATTGAATATTTTGAAACCATAGAAATTCCAAATAGACAGGATCAGTGTCTTTATCTCCACTGCGCGCTTACGTATGACGCTTATGTTTCTACCTCAACCTCAAACTGCACAATTTCACTTTCAGGGACAAGCGGATCAGTCACGGTTACATCATCAACCGCTTATTTCGCCGGTAGTCAAATTGGAAAAAGGTTAAGAGCAATTGACGCAAGTGGAACTACTTTGGGAGAAGGCCAAATTACCGGAACAAATTCAACCACAAGTATTACGCTTAGTATTACAACCACTTTTAATTCACTTGCTTATATTGCCGGGCGCTGGGGCATTTCGGTTTCCACGATTTCAGGACTCGGTCATTTAGAAACAAAAACAGTTGGGATTTTGGCGGACGGAAATACGGAGTCTCTTACCAGGACTGTTGCATCCGGATCGATCACTTTAGGAAGTAATTATTTCGTAATAAATGCAGGGCTTTCTTATAACCAACTTATTTACACCCTTCCAAAAGAAGCCGGGAGTCAGCGCGGAACAAGTCAAGGAAAAGTCCAAAGATTTAATGAAGTTGCATTTAAGGTAAATCGGTCCACTCAAAATTTCTATTATGGCCCAGATGCCAGCAATCTTGATTTGGTCAGCGTGGCCATTACTCCATCTGTTTCAACTTTATACACCGGCGTTCTCGCTCCTTTGGGATTTAGAGGCGGTTACGCACGTGGCGCGCAAGTTTATATTAAGAACTCAAATCCATTACCAATTGAACTTTTAAATGTTATTGGAACTTTAGAAACGTACGATAAATGAGGAATTTATGGGATTAGGAACAGCGGCAATAGCAGGTTTAGGGATTGCCACAGCGGCAACTCAAGCAGGGGCCGGCAACCTGCAAGCAAAAAATCTTAAAAAAGCCGGGGAATTTAATGCTCAAGTGTATGAACAGCAATCCTCCATGATTTTAGAACAAAAAAAACTTGAGGAATACCAATATAACCGCGCTGCGGCCAAAACAAGAGGCGCGATTGTTTCAAGAACTGCCGGCGCAGGATTCCAATTCTCCGGATCTCCGGTTGCCATTGCAATTGATTCTGAAATCCAAATTCAATTTGATAAAGCGATTGCGGATTACAATTCAACGATTCAATCCAATTACGCGAAATCAGGAGCTATTTATATGAGAAATACCGCCACTCAACAGGCCAATCTTGCTGAGTTTACAGGCTATTCAAATGCCTTTTCTTCTTTATTAGGAACAGCATCTTCAATTGGAAAACTAAGCCTTCCCACAAGAGCGAGGACACCATAATGCCGTCATTTCCTCGTTACGAATCAAAAGGCGCTTTAACCACTCAAACCCCATCTGTAGGTGCAGTTGAAGATACGTCCGGTAAAATCGCCGCCCAAGCTGCAGACACGTTAACCAAAGTTCAAGATACCGCGGTTAAATGGGATGAAGCTTTTAAAACTATTCAAGACACTGTATTTAAAGGAAATACAAAGGTGGCCCTTGCTGATGTCAAGGCGCGTGCTGAAGTCGATCCAGATCCCAATTCACTTCCTAAATATTTAGATGAAATTGACAAAATCGGAACGGACAATTCCAAAGGCCTTCATGCCGGCAGCCAAGCGTTTATGGAATGGGGCTTTGATTCTAAGATCGCAAAGATTGAACTCGGCGCAACATTTAAAAAGAAACAAATTGATGTTGGTCACGCTGCGACCTTAAAACTTGTTGATGCTGAAGTCGAAAACCCAACGGACGGAAGTTTGCCTCGGATTCAAAGTTTACTGCAAACCCAAGTGTCTAAAGGACTTATAAATCATGAGGATGCCTATAAATTAGAAGAAAAAGCCAATCGTGGATTGGGAATTAATCGAGTTAATAATGATCTTTTTAATGCACAAACTTCTGAACAAGTAGATGCGGTAAAACAAAATCTTCAATCCGGAGCTTATGAAAAAGGCGGAGTTACGATTGATCCAAAAGAAAAAGTTCAAATGTTGCGCTCTATTGAAGTTAGAGGCCGTCAAGTTGTAACTAAAGAACATTTTGCTCAAAGGGTGGAACGCCAAGATTTAGTTCATGATTTAACAGACCAAGCTAATAACGGAATTTTATCCGGCCAAACACTTGAAGAAGCTTTTCTGACAAAAGGAATTTCAAATTCTACTTATACTTCACTCCAACAAAATGCGAATAGTCCAGTTGGCCCAACTGCAGAAACAGATCATCAAACTTATTACAATTTGACCCATTATCTTTTACAGGACAATGTTGATCCTATAGTAGCTATTAAAAAAATTCTTGATGCTAATTCTGAAGGGAAATTAAGTCGCGCAGATCAACAAAAATTATTTGATATGCATTTAACCCCCACAAAAAATGGGGATGTTAGTTTGAAAGATATGATTGAAGCAAAACCAAAAGATTCATTCGATAAATTAAAACAAGTTTATGACGAGAGAATTAAAAATATTAATGAAAAACGAAAATGGTTTAGACCTGCCTTTCAATCTTTTAATGAAGCTTTTACTGGCCCAGACCGGATTAAAAATATATCAGAAGCTCAACAGACTTTACTCGATTCTGTCCAGAAAAATAATCTGAAAGATGGCGAAATTTTAAAGGAAGCTGACAAAATAACTGCAGCAGCTAATTTAAAAAAACATCCGGAATGGGGCATTCTTCCTGATACTGGACAATCTGGTCAAGATAGATTTAAAAACAAAGTAATTGTATATCCTGACGGACGAGTGGTAAGAAAAAAATGAATACTATAGATACTAATTCAATTGTTTTGACTCAAGATTCTGGCGAACAAACTTCAAATACAGTTGCTAATCCTGTGGATTTAAATTCAATTACTTTTGGAAAATCAGAAAATACTCAAAGCAATCCTGTTATTGAACAAGCTTCTAAAGTCTTAGGTATAAACGCTGCTTCAAATCTTGTTTCAAGAGTGGTTTCTGATTTCAAAAATGTGGATTATCATTTTACGGAAGATAAATACAGGCCTCAACTTGTTAATTCAATTTCAAATGCTACTGGCATCCCAACCCAAGAGATAGATAAATATTATTCTCCACTCCGTTTACTGTTTGATTCAGCAGTTTCAGGGCCTGCTGTAGCCATTACTAAAGACGTTTCTCCATCTACTATTGAAGGAATTGTAAAAGCAACAATGACACCAGCTATTATGGTGAGTGCTGCAATTGATTTCCCTGGAACGGCTGCCGGCCTTGTTGCTTATACGGCATTAGATCACATTATTCCAACGCCTCAAATACAAGGTGCTACTAAAGATGAACAAGCTTCTATTAATTTAATGGGTATGATTGCTAAAGGAGCTTTTTTAGGAGGTCTTTTCCATGGAGCAACTAAAGTTCAATCTGAATGGTTTCCAGATGTGCTTGAAAAGTTTGGATTTAAGAAATTAAAAGAAAATGGGCTCCCGGATGTTGTTGAAGTGAAGCCTGAACAACTTATTAAGTTAAAAGGAGAACAACCAAAAGAACCTACGCCTGCAGTTACTCCACAACAAAAAGACTTTACCGAACCTTTAGGCTTAAAACCTGATACGGTAGAAAATGCGATTGCAAATAATTCATCTGTTAAGGTTCCTATTGAGAAATTAATTAATATTGGAACAAAATCAGAGGAAGATTTTAATCATGTAGCTGGAATTTTGTCTGGAAAGCAAGCTCTTGAGCCTGTCCAAGGAACTGGAGAAGTCAAAACCTCAAAACTTGCTCAAGGCGTTGAAGCAAAGGCGATTGAAAATAAATTAACCAAAGGATTTAGTGATCTTCCTGAATATCGGGCAGTTAATATGGAAGAACAGGCTGCTCTTGCCGGGAAACTCCTTAATAAAGATCCAGAATTAGCGCGAAAGATCGCAATGGGTGATGAACCAGCCCCAAAAGACATTATTCCGGAGGCTGTTTTTGTTGCAGTTGAAAATAAGGCAATCGCTGAAGGAGATGCAAATACTTTAAGAGATTTGGCTACCGGTTCAAAATTGAGCACTGAAGCAACTGCCATGGGCCAGAGAATTGCGACACTTGCCACGCGAGATCCGGAATCTCCTACAGGGGCAATCAAAGATATTTTAGCTGCACGTGAAGAAAGAGCGCAAAAAAGCCTTGGAAGAAAAAGTTTACAGAAAGCAAAAACAGATGTTGCGAAGGAAATTAAAACTGAACTTAAAAAACCTAGAATTACTAAACAGGATTGGGAATCTTTTATTAAAAGCTTGGAGTGTTAATCTTCATTTGATTGAGATAAAAAAAGAATGATAATTCCGGACAATATGAAAATTAAAAATCCACTACTACCACATAATTTGCAGAATCTAAACCATAGAAAAAAAAATAAAATGATTAGGATGAGTTTTATTATAGGGCTAATCCATTCGCGCATCATTCAATTATACCAAAAAGGCAGGATTTTGGGATGTTTTGTTTAAATTCTAAACTCACAAATGAGTTCATAAAACGCCTTAAATCAGGGGAAATTGACCCTGAAAAGATGTCTAAAATGTCATCTGAAGAAAGACGGGCTTTTTTAGGTGAATTTTTAGGTGTTAGAAATGCCAAAGAAGTAAATGCTGCCTTTGAGTCCAAACTTCTTTTAAAGGACCAGCAACAGGCCATGATTAATTGGGCCAAACAAACAGCCGGTTTAAAACCAGAGGCCAGACGCGATATTATTTCAAGAGTTGAAAAAATGACCGAGATTCTTAATCCTGAATCTGAAAAAGCATTCTTAGAAGATTTAGCAGCTCATAAATTGGGTGTGACTGTCAGTATGAATGAAGCAGCTAAAATATCAGAACTTGCAAAGGAAACTTCAGAGGCTAAAGGAAAAATAGAACCTGATTCTCCAATTCAAAGTCCAGCAAGAATGGCTTATGGTCGTGCTTTGGTCGAATTTGGGGATTATGTTAGTGAATTAAAAAACGCTGCTAAAAAATTGGTTTTAGAAGATTTTAAAAACGCACCTCTTAAAACAACTGGAAAAGTATTATCTAATTTTGCAGGTCTTGCCAAATCATTAAAAGCAACTTTGGATGATAGCGTTATCGGACGGCAAGGATTAAAAGTTTTATTTACTCATCCAGGTACATGGCTAAAAAATTCAGCACAAACATTTGTAGATATTGCTAATACTTTTGGTGGCAAAGAAGTAATGAAAGAAGTCCAGGCTGATGTTCTTTCTCGTCCAAATGCTTTAAATGGTCTTTACTTTAAAGAAAAATTAGCTATAGGAATCGTAGAAGAAGCCTATCCTACCTCCGCCCCTGAAAAAATCCCATTTTTAGGAAGAATTTTTAAAGCATCTGAAACAGCTTTTACAGCTTTTCAATATAGAACCCGTGCAGATATTTTTGATAAATATGTCGAAATTGCTCAAAAATCGGGTCAAGATGATATTCATGGAATAGGATTACTTTCAAATTCTTTAACAGGCCGTGGAACATTTGGGCAGCGTTTAGAATCACTTGCAACAGCAACCAATAATGTTTTCTTTTCTCCCAGATACTTAAAAAGTCATATTGATTTATTAACAATGCACGGATTTGACAATATTAGTCCATTTGCAAAAAGACAAGCTGCAATTAATTTAGTAAAAGTAATTAGTGGATTAGCAGCGGTTTTGGCAATTGCAGATCAAGTTTTCCCTGGAAGTGTTGAAAAAGATCCTCGAAGTGCTGACTTTGGGAAAATCAGAATTGGTGATACTAGATTTGATGTAACTGCCGGAATGTCATCCCTTGCTATTTTAGCAGCACGTTTGATCAGTTCTAGCACAAAGAGCAGTGTAACTGGGCAAATCAAAAAATTAAATTCTGGAAAGTTTGGATCTCAAACAAGTTCAGATTTAATATTTAATTTTTTTGAAAACAAACTTTCTCCAGCTGCTTCTATTGTGAAGGATATTCTTGATGGTGAAGATTTTCATCATCATAAAATAACACCATTAGGAGAACTTAATAATCTCTTAACTCCTTTACCTATCACAACTTATGAAGAATTAAAAGATGATCCAAATTCAGCAAATGTGCTGATAGCAATGATTGCTGATGAACTTGGAATTTCAACCAATACATATTCTAAAAATAAACATAAGGGATAAAAATGAAAACATTATTTTTTACATTAATTTTAATATTAACAGCAGGATCTTTTTGCTTTGCGGCTCCAAGGGAATCTGGTCAAACAGATGCAGCTCCGGTAGTCGTTTACGGGAAAGATTCAAATGGGGTCTTAAGACCTATTTTAACAGACACTTCAGGAGTGGTCCAAGGGGGATAATATGTATAGAAAATATATTTTATTATTAATTGTTTTAAATTTAATCTTTTTACCACTTGCATATTCTGCACCGCGTGAAGCAGGGAACACGGATGCAATGCCAATTGTTTTATACGGGAAAGATTCAAATGGTGCACTTCAGGCATTAAAAACCGGAACTACGGGAGGTTTGCAATTAAACGGGACCTTAACCCGGACAACAGCGCCAGCCGCAGCAGGGGATGGCGTGTTAAAAGCAGATTATGAATATGCAATGGTTGCTAATGATATTCCAGCCGCTTTACAAGGATACTTTAAAAATACAGGTTCTGCATCAGGTGGGAGCGGCCATGGAATTGGGAATTTAGGATATTCCGAAGATACAACAACGGGAGCCCAAATTCTTATTGGAAACGAAGGAAAAGTATTAGCGCATAGTTCGAGTGCAATTAATTACTTCGGACTTTACGGAGATCCCACGTGGCAAGATTCTGCAAGTGGAAATACGACCACTTTTAGCGGAGGACTGGCAGGGGGATATTTCCCAAGATATGTCTATAATTTTGATGGGGTAACTGCACGCGCTCAAGGAACTGTTTATGGGGTTTTAATTCCTGACGCTGTAGGCTCTACCACTAATTATGGGCTTTTAATTCAGCCTCAAACAGGTGGTGGAACAACTGATATTAGCGCGGCAATTGGTGGGGCTGATACGATCACTCTTTGGGTAAATTATGATACAGATTCTACGACGGCCGCAAAAGGGATTGTTTTTGGTGCTTCAGCAGATACCAAGCTTTATCGATCAGCGGCAAGCACATTAACTACTGACGGAAAAGTTACTTCAACTGCAACATCTGACATTGGATGGGCTGTTGTAGCAGGAGCAAATACAGCTTGTAACACTACTTGTACAAGTGCGTGTGTATTTGGTTTTGACGCTGGAACCACTACGATCGTTGCGTGTACGGATGCGACAGCTGATAAATGTATATGTGCAGGAGCATCATAAATGGCATTTGAAATTCATGATTTTTTCATGTCCTTTACTCCAAGAGGAGACTCCAAAGGACTTTTCAATGTTGTTAAAGATGACATTGGAAGCTCTGGGGCCACTTCTTATTATTGTTATCAAAATGAAGCTGGGTCCTACGTCATTATGCGCGTAGTAACTTCAGGATCTTTAACGATAAAAAACTATCAATATTACGGGGTCCCCAAACGTCCCTTACAACGTGATACAGATTGGGCCAACAGAGCGAGTTTAAATTATGTGGAATATTATCAATTATTTAATCAGAGCTAGTATTTTAGTTTTCTGTTTCCAAACAGGCGCGTTAGCACTTGATAGCGTAACGAATCCGCAAACAGGAAATATTGACTTAATTGGAATTAGTGGTACAGGCTCAAGCGTTCCCGGGTGTTCTGCTAATCAAATTTTATATACCAACGGTTCAAGCGTTCTTGCGTGTTCAAACTCCCTTCGATACGACTATTTATCAAGCGGAACTTTAGATATTGGAAATGGTGGCGTTGGAACAACCGCTGGGATTACGATTAATCCAGGAAACAGTGTTTCTGGAACCGTTGTTTTCGCTAATGCAGCCGTATCCACTATGGCATCTATCTACGTTACCAGAGTTGGTACGGATGATTACATGAATATTGATTCTCTTGAGTATCTAACAATCTCAAATTCAAGCGTTTCAATTTCTGGTGCTTCAATAACCATTGGAAATGTTACATCTGGCTCATCCGCCGCTGACTTCGATGATGGTGGAAACTACACTGGTGGGGACGGGCAAACCCAAATCCACAAGTATAGAATCTATGCTTATAAGACATCTGGTGGAGCGACAGCTTTCTCAACGACTTATTATGAAATTGATAACACCGAAGATGATGGAACACATATAGACGCGGCTTACACAATCAATGTTTCTTGGACGGCTGTAAGTGGCGCGACGGGATACAGAATTATTAAATATCACGATTTTGACGGCTCTCCGACTCTAAACTTCAGTGCTTACTATGATGTTGTCGGAACGAATACATTCGCAGATGTTGGGCCAGACACCTTGTTCACGCACGGTCAAAATGTTCTTCCAACCACAAACTATTCAAACACCATTACTCTAAATGGGCAGATCTCAAACACATACGGGAACATCACTCATTACGGAACTTATGAGTTTAACGACCTAGTTGACTTTAACACTGGCCTAACAATCGGTGGTGAGAACTTCGTAACGATTGATAATGCTAACGCCAACTTCTTCATGGGGCAGAATAGTGGAGCAAATAACACAGTTGGAGGTTATAAATTTGGAGCTGGAATCGGAACGCTTCAACATGGCCAGGATGATTTCTATAATGTTGCGGTCGGGCCATTTGCGTTAAACCTGAATGTAAGTGGACAATATATAACTGCTGTTGGTGCGTATGCAGGATATAATTCTTTAGGAGGAAATAATTCTTTCTTCGGCTATCACGCAGGATATGTCTATGATCTTGGAGCTTATGGAACGTTCTTAGGAGCAAATGCTGGAGTAAGTGCAACGACGGCTTATGGTCTAATCGCAATTGGAGCCGCCTCTGCTTCTGGAATTACAACGGCTCAATACTCGATTGGAATCGGGCTTGATACGATTAACGGAAACTATGGAAGTGTTATTTGTTTAGGACATGGCGCTCAAGCCACCGCAGCGAATCAATTCATTGTCGGTCGTCAAGGAATCACAGAGATTCGCACAATGTATTTTGGGGGCGGTGTTACAGACACAGATTCTTCGCACATTCAAACACTTGCTTATAGAACGACAGGTGGAAGCGGCTCAAACATTTCGGCTTGGAGCGTTGCATATTATCCTGGAATTGCCACAGGGAGTGCGACTCCAGCCACGCAGACTTTCTATGGTACTGAGGTTCTTGGAAGCGGCTCAACGGCTCAAACTGCTTATTCAAGGCTAGCAATAAGCGGAACAGAACTTGTCATTAATGATGATTCACGGGTGTTTGATACACGAATTGAAACAGATGGAAATGCAAACACCTTTTTCGTTAAAGGCTCAAATGACCGCGTTGGAATCCTGACGAATGCTCCGACAGATGCATTCTCGATTGCAACAAAATCAGATTGGAACTCAAGCGGGCTGATTACGAAATACAATAACATCGCTACGGCTGGATTAGGATCTCCTGCGATTTATTCCGAATCAATCACGGCCACAAAGACGGGGAACTTCACAGTTCTTGCTTACACCCCACCTGCAACTGCCGGGCGCTACAGAATATCCGGTGTAATTACGACTACATCATCAACTAATACCGGAACTGTTCAGTTCACACTTGATTATAAAGATTCTCAGGGAATTACTCATACGGCAGACATTATTCCACTCGTTGACGCGGCTGGTGCAATTGCGACAACCAAGTCCGGAGCATCCCTTGAATTTCACAGTATTCCTTGGGAATTTTCAATCAATAATGCAGCAACAGTAATTAATTTAAAAGTGGTTATAACCGGAACAGTCAGCTACACAGCGGCTGGAACAATTGAACAAATAGCATAAGGAGATTAAATGAAACGCTTAATTTTAATTTTAGCAATTACTTTAACAGGTTGTAGTTCTTTAGGAAATACCATGCTTTTAGATAACACGAAAAACATTAAGGATTTGCAAACAGGTCAAACGAATATTACAAATGCTGTAAATTCCGCGTTGCAACAAGTCTCGCAACAAATGCAAGCCCAAGCGCAAGAGAACTCGAAATTAAAAACTGAGCTTGAAGAAATTAAGACAAGCGCAAAATTGGTAAAGGAAACAGCAAAAACAAATGCAGCTTGATCCTCAAATTATAGGTGTAGTGATAGCTATTTTAGTGCATGCAGCCGGTTCGATCTGGTGGGCCGCTCGCATGGATACTACGCTAAAGTTTGTTAAAGAAAATCTAGATAAAATTGCTGATTCAATGGCAAAAAGTGAAGCTTCAAGATATAGCCGTGAAGATGCAGCGCGAGACTTTGCTGTGAGAGATCAACAAATTACAGCCATTTGGAACAAAATAGAAAATAAGGGGGCATAATGGCAATATTTAAAGCGATCGGATCTTTTATAAAAGACCAGGCGGTAAAAAAAGTAAAGGGTGTGGTATTAGAAGTTTTGCAACACACCAAAGTAACGGTCAGTAAAGATGGGGAAGTAACGGTTGAATTTAAAAAGGAAATTTAATGTCTAAATTCCTTACCAAATTAATTGTCGAAAAGGTTGATGATTCTGATGATGAGTGGTTAATTGTCGGAGATTTTAAATATCAATCTGATATTGGTGGAACCATCACTGTTCCTTCGGGTTACAAAACAGATTTTGCCTCTATTCCACAACCGTTCTGGATTATCCTTCCTAAAGACGGAAAATATGACGGCGCGGCAGTAATTCATGACTATATTTACGGAACCCACAAATTTGACCGTAAAACCTGCGATCAGATCCTCCTTGAAGCCATGAAAGTGCTTGGGGTGTCCTGGTGGAAGCGTAGCCTCATCTATTCTGGAGTCCGGCTTGGTGGCTGGACCCGTTATTAATGTAAAAATTTTTTTACAACTATTTTCAGTTTTTTTAATTTAGGGCTTTACTTTTTGTTTTTTAGGCCGTATATTTCTATCATGAACACAAACTTGCAGACAGTGTTAAAAGGAAATAGATCCAATGATAGCAAAATCAACCAATAAAAATTTTGCCTCACAGCATCACGCGCTATCACGTGTGTTTCCGGCCAATGTCTGCAAGACTCTCTGGCTTGCTGTGGGGCTTTGTTATTTGACAGGGCTTATTTAAAACGTCCTATAATGTATGGTATGAACGTAAGTTGTTGATATTAAACAACTTAAGTAAGTACAAAATAGTACGTTTAAAATAAAATATAAGCTGTTAATAAGCTTAAAAATCAAGCCCAATCGGTGTTATGTAAAGTGACACTGGTTGGGCTTTTTTATGGTCCTGAGATTGAGGAAATATGAAACAAATGATGTTTTTAATGCTGATGTTGTTAATGAGTTTAAACCTAGGATTTGCTGAAACGGGGAAAGCTTCCTGGTACAGCCGGGAATCTGTACTCGCAGAGGGGTCCTCTGGAATCACTGCGTCGGGTGAAAAGCTTGATGATAAAAAACTCACCTGTGCGCGGCGCGCAAGAAATTTTGGGAGTCGGTTTCGTGTCACTAATTTAAGTAACAACAAATCAATCGTCGTTAAAGCGAACGATTTTGGTCCGGCTCCCAAATATTTCCGTAAGGATAGAGTGATCGATCTATCAAAGGCCGCATTTTCTCAAATAGCAAACCTTAAAACAGGGATTATCGCTGTGAAAGTGGAGGCCTTATGAAGCTGTTCATAAATACAATTCTGCTCATAGCGGTTTTGTTTATTGGAACAATAATTATTTTGGAATCCTATGTTTCAATCAATGAGGACAAGCTCTGCGATCAAGTGGAAGGAGAATGTTAACCATGTTCACAACTCAATTAGCCAACAAATTAATTTACCGTCAGTTTAGGCGCGCACGCGCTTTAACGCGGTTAATTAACATAAGGATTAAACGTTATGAATTACGAGCAATGGAAGCAGGAATTGGAGTTGGGCAATGAAAACATTAATAAAATTAGAGCATCCTTCTTATTTGCCGAGTGCTGCACTGATACTGAGTCAGCGATTATTTGTAACGAGGGACCAGCGAAACAGGTTAATTAAGAATTATAAGCCGTGCAGAGCGTGTGAAGAACAGCAATATCCCGTGGTCCGGATTAAACAAACCGGAAGAATTGGACATTTAATTAATAGGCATTCAGGTTTTTATGATGTCCATATTCCAAACGGGGCAACACTCAGATGTTTATACAAAGAAGAATTTGAAATTATTTGACAATTTTGGCTGGAATGAAAAAGGCCTTGGCTTCCTTTGATGGCACGACGCGAACCCATCATAAAGTGCACCCGCCAGCCAGATTTGTTTAAAGGAGAAGATATGAAATCAGAAGTTAAGCTCGTTGAATGGTTTGATGATCACTGGTACAAGGTCACGATTGAAAAAGAAGAAAATGTTTTTGAAAGTGTTTATCTTCCATCGGTCACCACCAAATTAAACATTGTAGCAAAACCATTTCTTGCCACATGGCGCGGTGATATCGGAAACCGGGAAGCAGATTTAAGAGTATTTGAAGCCTGCGAAAGCGGAGTCCGGATTCATCATGCTTTAAACATTTTAGCAAATGGCGGCGCAGTGGTTTATCAACCAAATCAAAAGCCTGTTTACACAGAACCAGAGCTTCAAGCGGTTCTTGAAGAACACGCCGGCAATGTTGCGATCATCCGCTATCAAGATGAAATGTACGACGTTTTAAAACTTAAAAAATGGTTTGACGTTGTAAAGCCTAAAATTTTAGGGACGGAAGTAACGGTTTATGATCTTGAAAACCGAGATGCTGGAACGCTGGATTTAATCCTAGATATTGAAGAAGGGGATTATGCGATTAATGGATCAAAACCGCTGCATCTTCCTAAAGGAATTTATATCGTTGATCTGAAAACCGGGAAAGTGGTTGATGACAACGCGTATATGCAAACCGCCTGTTATGGGGTTTGTCATAAAAAAATGTTTGGTTTAGACCCGATTGGAACTCTTGTGATTCACACAGGAGCTTTCACGAAGAAAGCCATTGAGGGACTAGCCACTCATTACAGAACAAAAGAACAAATGGATGAGGATTACAAAGATTACAGGCTTGCCGCGCAGCTTTGGGAACGAAAACACCGCGATGATCAGCCTGAAACCTTTGAATTTCCATCCTTATTAAAACTATAAAAAGGAAAAAACATGAAACCGCCAGAACGTGAAAAAACAGATTTTGAAAAAATAAATATTGATGATTTCGTTGTAGGTGAAATTGAAGGAATCCAATATGACCTGGAACATCAATTTAAAGGCTTCCAGGGAGCCGAGGATAAAGTCAAACCCGCGATCCGATTTAAATTTAAAATCGAGGGATATAAATTCTCTCATTATTCGCGCTGGATGAGCTTTTCGCTTGGAGAAAAATCAAATCTCTTTTTGAAATATGTTCAGCCTTTAGTTGAAGGGGCAAAACCAGATATGGATTTGGATTTAGACGTTCTTCTTCACATGAAGGTCCGCATGTTGTGGAATGAAAAAAACGGTTTTCAAAGTATAG